ATCGTGGGAGCAACCGGGCCACGCCTGCAAGTGTTGACCGGAGACACCGACGCAAACCGCCGCTTAGAGTCCGCCTGGCGTCAGTGGTCACACCGGGTGAAGCTGGCCGACATTCTGCGCACGTGCGTTGAGGCGTACTGGCGGGATGGCGAGGTCTTCATCATGCGGGGCAATTCAATCCGGTTTCCGCTGGGGCTGGATCTGTTGGTTCTGGAATCTGACCAGATAGCAACACCGTGGCAGCAGTCGCAGCTGGTGGACCCGTTCGTCGACGACGGCATCAGGTTTGATCGTGCGACGAATGAACTGGAGTTCTACGTGTATGATCATCACCCCGGACTGAACACGCCCGTGAGCACATTGCAGGGGCAGTGGTACGCCGCGCGTGAAGTCTGCCACCTGTATCGAGCTGAGCGACCGGGGCAAACCAGAGGCATTCCGCGAGCGACACCCGCACTGCAGACGCTGCCAATTATGCGACGGCAGGAACTGGCAACGCTGTACTCTGCAGAGACCGCCGCGAATTTTGCCATGTACCTGAAGAGCAATTCGCCCGCGATTGATCCTGCGGACAGCCCGGCAGACTTCGCAGAAATCGAGCTGACGAGGAACATGTTGACCACGCTGCCGGCAGGCTGGGAAATCGGGCAGGTCGAGCCGAAGCAGCCGGGACCGTTGTACGAAATGTTTCAGCGGCAGGCCCTGATGTCGTTTTGCCGTTGCACAAATATGCCGTACACACTGGCAGCAGGCACGGGCAAAGACGCCAATTTCTCGTCCTTCAAAGGCGACATGAAAAACGTCTGGGAACCCGAGGTACAGGTTGAGCAAAACCGCATTCAGATGGACATCGTGGAACGGTTGTGGCAGTGGTTTCTGGAGTCTGCTGTTTTCGTTCCGGGGCTGCTGAACGGGCTGCCTGCCATTGCGGACATTGAACACCGATGGCACTGGCCACCGCTGCCGGAACTGGATCAGGTCGAGAGTGCACAGGCCGCTGAGATTCGATTGCGGACCGGTCTGGCAACGCCGACCGAAGAGCACGCACGCAGGGGCAAAGATTGGGATCTGGAGTCTGTGCGTGGTGCTGCTGACTTCGGCGTGAGTGTTGACGCATACCGGAAGGCTGTGTTTGCGCAAACGTTCCCGGTGACTGGCACGCCACAGGCACCCGGTATGCCGACCGACACCACTGTGACCACAGCCAGCACGGCAGTTGCCGATACCGCCATGAACGGGGCGCAGGTGAGCAGTATTGTGGCAATCATCGGGCAGGTGGCAGCCGGAGTAATTCCAGCCGCATCCGCGAAGGCCCTGATACGATCGGCCTTCCCGTTGGTTGCAGAGGCAAATGTGGATCAGATGCTGGCCCCGTTTCAGAACGTGGCACAGCAGGCACCGGCAGCCACGCAGCAAGCCCCCGCTGCGGCTGCCGGTGAATACACGACGATCGGACAGCGAGCATTCACCAACAACCAGAAACGCATCCGCAAGACTCTCGACAGCCTGACATCGGGCGAGATTTCCGAGGTAATGGCGGACCAGACTTTGCAGTCTATTGGGCTGAGTCCGGAGAGGTCTCGGGCACTGATTGACGACGCACTCGGAAGCGGTGTGACGGATGACGAATTGCAGCAGGTTGACGCTGCAGACGGTGACATCATGGCTGCACTGTCTGACGTGGATTTGACGCCGTCAGAGGGCATGAAAGAGGAAGCACAGCGCGGGTTGGATTGGCGGAAAGAGCACGGGCGCGGAGGCACACCGGTAGGCATTGCACGAGCACGAGACATAGCGAACGGCAAGAGCCTGTCGCCTGAGACCGTCAGCCGGATGGTTTCGTTTTTCAGCCGTCACGAGGGCAACAAAAAGGCAGAGGGATTCAGTCCCGGAGAAGATGGATTCCCGAGCAATGGCCGAATTGCGTGGGCACTGTGGGGCGGTGATGCTGGCGAGACTTGGGCACGGTCAAAGTTCGAGCAATTGAAGAACGCTCGTGAGGTGGCAAAATGAAGAACATCAGCATCACGCAGCGTTTACAACTACAGGCCGCTGACGGCGCAAAACCGCGACGGTTTAAGATCGAGGCGTACAATGGCGGTCTGCTGCCGGTCGATGGGTTTGAGTATCCGGTGGTCGTGGATCTGCAGGGGCTGCAGACACCGAACCAGATCCCGATTTTGATTGATCATCGGAAAGAGGTTGAGGCCACACTGGGCATCACAGAAACAATCGCGAACACAGGCGAGACACTGACGCTGGCCGGACTGGTTACGGGTGTGTCGCCATTGGTGCAGACTGTGCTGGCACAGGATGCAGCCGGGCAAACTTGGCAGGCGTCAATCGGGGCGCGTGTGCTGGAGTCTGTGGAAGTCCCCGAAGGTCAGGTTGTCAGTGTGAATGGTCAGGAGATTTCCGGACCGTTTGTGCTGGCTGTGAAAAGTGTTCTTAAGGAAACCTCGATACTGCCGCTTGGTGCGGATTCGAGCACGTCAGTCAATTTGGCTGCATCCGCAGCCGCAGTTTCGAAAGGGCTGGTTATGTCGTTTGAAGATTGGGTGAAGAGTTTGGGGCTGGATTCCAGCACCATGAATCCGGAACAGCAGGCCGCGTTGCAGGACGCCTATGCCGCAAAGATGAAGGTGGCTGCTGCCGACAACATGCCGGAGAAAAAGCCGGAGCCGATGGCAGCCGTTGCACCAACCACCGCAGCCGCTGCAGCACAGGTGGATCTGATGGCCGGATTCCGCCAGGGTCTGGCTGCTGAGCATCGCCGAGCGTCTGCAATCAATGCCGCTGCTGGTGGGTTCCACGACATCGCAGCCACTGCAATTGAGCAGGGCTGGAGTGTTGAGAAGACCGAACTGGAAGCACTGAAGCGGCAGACTGCACAGAACCGCACGCGACCAACTTCATTCACAGCTGCACAGGGCAACGGGGATCAGACCCGAATCCTGCAGGCCGCGCTGTCAGTCGCACGCGGGCACAAGGCTGAGAAGCATTTCACCGACGCCGAACTGCAGGCCGCACACAGCCAGTACCGTGGCCGTGTTGGTCTGCAGCAGGTGATCATTCAGGCTGCTGCAGCAAACGGAATGCCGATTCATGTGGGCAGCCGATTGCATGACGGCAACCTGCGCGAGGCCCTGCAGTACGCAAGCGGTCAGAATCTGCAGGCCGCTTTCAGCACAGTAAGTCTGCCGGGCATCTTCAGCAATCTGGCAAACAAGGAACTGCTTGCCGGGTTCGAGGAAGAGGATAACAACTGGGAAGAAATCAGCGACGTGAAGAGCGTTTCTGACTTCAAGACTCACACGTCCTATCGTCTCAACGACGAAATGGAATACGAGGAACTGGGGCCGGGCGGCGTGATGAAGCACGGCAAGATCAGCGAAGAGCAGTACACACGATCTGCTGACACCTACGCAAAGATGTTCAGTCTGACTCGCCGCGACATCATCAACGATGACCTCGGGGCGTTCGACGATCTGCGTGTACGTCTCGGACGTGGCGCAGCCCGTCGTCTGAATCGTCTTGTGTGGACCACATTCCTCAGCAACCACACGACGTTTTGGACGAGTGCCCGGACGAACTACATCGAAGGCAGCACGACGAACCTCGGAACCGATGGCGTTGGCTTGAGTGCTGGCGTGAAAGCGTTCCGTCAGCGGAAGTCTCCGCTGGTGACTGGTGCCGAAGAAACCAGCCGCATGACGCTGGGCGGACGTGCGACGAAACTGCTGGTTCCCCCGGAACTGGAAGCCGTTGCGGAAGCCCTGTATGTGGCCCGCAATCTGGCTGCCGTGAAGGCTGCAGACGCAAACATTCACGCGGGCAAGTATCGCGTGGTGGTTGCATCTGAACTGTCTGATTCGGTGTATGGTGGCGGTTACAGTTCCACAGCCTGGTACCTGTTCGGCGACACGCTGAAGCCGGTGGTGACATCGTTCCTGAATGGGCAGCGTTCACCGACCGTGGAATCTGCTGACGCCGATTTCAACACGCTGGGCATTCAGTTCCGTGGCTACCATGACTTCGGCTGTTCACAGTCCGAATACCTGGCAGGCATCAAGTCAAAGGGTGCTGCCTGATTACAGGCAGCGAGTGAGTGAATCCCGGCGGCAGTGGCTGCCGGGTCTTTTCAAAATGAATCCATTCAGGAGCATATACAGATGGCACAGAGTCCCGCATTTCTCTACAGCGACGATGATGCTGTAGACTACACGCCAGCCGCTGCGGTGGTTGGCGGAGACGTTGTTGTGCAGGCCGGTATTGTTGGCATCACGCCAACCGATTTGGCCGCAAGCGAAAAAGGCAGCCTGTCCCTCGAAGGCATTTACGACGTGCCGAAGACCACCGCTGCCTGGGTGATTGGTCAGCCGGTGTTTTGGGATGCAACCGGAACACCCGACAGCGGAGACGCAAGCAGCGGCGCGGCGAATCAGATCGGCACCGGCGTTTACATGGGCATTGCGGTGGTGGCTGCAGACAGCGGCGCAAACACCGGACGAGTGCTCTTGAATGCCCCGTATCCGCAGCGACCGGTTGCAGTGACTGCCACCACTGGCGGCGCAACCACGGGCCTGATTCCAGCCGGTGCGTCATTCGTCACGGTCACCAGCGACAACGCCGATAAGCAGATCAGTCTGCCTGCCGGTTATGTTGGGCAGGTGCTGCGGATTCTTGTGGGCACGACTGCCTGCGAGTTGATTTCTGCGGTGGCTGCCGACAAGGTGAACGAGGTTACCGTTGGCGCGACGAACGAGCTGGCCCTGACCGCCGAAGCACTCTACACGTGCGTTTACACGAAGTCCGGATTCTGGATTGTCACCGGGCTGACGAAGCTGGGTGCTGCACAGGCTGCACTCGTTCCTGACGCACGCTGAGGTCTGCAATGACAACGGGTTTTGAAGGTGCTGCCACGAGTATGACAGAGACGCTGCTGGCGTTTGCCGGAGAGTCTTGCGTGTATATTCGCGGCGCATCTTCAACCGCCATCACACTGCGGCGCAGCAGTCTGGCACCGCAGTACATGGACACGGGAAACGGGTTGATTGTCGAAGTCAGGCCGGTGGATTTCATCGGCCTGACTTCTGCCCTGCCATACGACACACCAGAGGCAGGCGACCGGATTGCCTGCGACGGCAAGCGGTTTGAGGTCACACCGACCACCAGCGAGAAGTGCTTCCGCAGAATCACACCGACGATGACACGCATACACACAAAGCAAGTTTGAGCGCATGCCAGCACTGTCACCATCAACCGAAGCCTGCGAGGCAATCCGCGACCGCATCAACAGCAGCACGGATTACGCGCTCGAGGTGCGGGCAACGGTGGTAGATGAACTGACTGAGGATCTGCAAGACCTGCGGCAGTTGCGTGTAGACGTGATTCAGGAAACCGAAGAGCAACTGGTTGAAACACTGGATCTGCAGGACAACAGCAGCCACCAGATTCGCGTTTGGATACGCAAGAAACTCGACACGAAGACACAGGACGAGGTTGAGCAACTGAAGCTGCTGCGGAGGCAGATTGAGCTGCGGTTGCTGAACTACGTCACCACAGATTGGCGCGTCAGGATTTGGGATGTCAGCAACACACAAGCCCCGCTGATGGAGCGGGATATGTTCCATCAGGACAGGTCATTCGTAGCCAGTATCTTATGCCGTGCTGAGGTGAAGCCATGAAGGCCAGCATCACGATTGAGGGCGTGGAAATACTGGTTCCAGAAATGCAGTACCTGCACACGAAACTGGGGCGACAACTGGCCCGTGTTGTGTTGAAAGCCGGTCTGAATGTTATCGGCAAGCAGATGAAAAAAGACTTGGACCCGCGAGTGAAGGAAGCGGGTAACGCTGTGGGGAATCGTGTCACGATTTACCGGCAGAACGTTACGCGGGCAAAGGTTGGATTTAACGTCGGCAAGGACGCGCGGAAGGTGCCATTCAGGCGCAAACGAACAGCACGCGGCGGAGTCGGTATCGGTCCGGCAAATGTTCACTGGTTCATCGCAGGCACCGGCGAGCGTATGCGATACGGCAATCAGGGCGTTACAATTGATTCAGGGAAGCCGTTAAGTCTGCGACAACGCAGGCGAGAGGCAAAGCGAACAGGCACGGGACGACCAACAGGACAAATGCCAGCACTGCAAGAAGGGCTGGCAGCGATGGCCGCGAAAAAGAGCATCTCGGAAATGCAGGCGGTGATGGCCAGAGCAGGCCGCAGGTATCTGGAAGCACGAGCAAAGAAGATTGAAAAGAAGGCAGCGAAAGCGCGTGCAAATGCTGCCGCACGTCGTTTAGTACAAGCAGCCGGAAAGGGTTGAAAAATGCCGAACAAAGTCCCCAGCAAAGGCACCGCGCTTCTGATGGAAATCAGCAGCGTATATACAGCATTCCCGCAGATCAGCAGCCTGAACATTTCAGGCGAAAAGGCCGAGACCGTGGACACAACCACGCTCGACGGCGGTGCGGCGAAGACAAAGAACAACACAGGGTATGTTGACAATGCCACCATCAGCGGCGAGTGCCTGTACGATCCTGATGACACGGTGCACATTGCATTCATCACGAAGGTGCGAGCAGCGGGCACGAACAACTTCAAAGTGACGTATGCCGACGCCACGCCGACGAACGAGATTTACTCGGGGTTGGGCATGGGATTTGACCGCACCGCAAGTCCCGGCGATATGCTGCGGGGATCGTTCACGATTGAAACCACCGGGGCTGTCACCTGATGAAGGCGCGTTTGCATCTGCAGCAGTTCTGCGACATCTCAAAGGTGACTCCAGAGCTGCAGCCGCTGGTTGAATGGGTGCCCGGAAAGAACAGTTCCGGGCAGCCCGTTAGCGTTCCCGTTTATCCGGCTGGCACTGTCTTTGATGGACCGATTG